CAAATACTAGGACTCTAATAATGAACGGTGATACAGCTAAGAATATCAGTAAACGACACCCTGACAGCGCAGAAATGTTGGCTATTTGGGATAAATGCGCGGACGTACGCGAAGGGCAGACAGCCGTTCACGAGGCGGGGAGTGTCTATCTTCCCGTGTTATCCGGACAGAGTAATTCAGAATATCAAGCATACAAAAGACGGGCGGTATTTTATGGGGCAATGAGTCGAACCGTTGATGCTTTCGCTGGCATGATTATGAGAGTGCCGCCAACCGTTGATAATCCCTCGCCCTACCTAGACGATGTGACGGGGCATGATTGCAGCTTGACGGAGTTTGCCGGGGAAGTCTTAGAAGAAGTATTGGTGACTGGCTTCGGTGGAATCTTGGTCGAACACTCACCCACTGTTCAAGCGGTCACATTGGCACAGGCTCAAGCACTAGGGGCAAGACCCTATTTGGCATTATTCGATGCTGATTCAGTGATTAACTGGCGGCTGGATGGTAAAAAAATCACTCAGTTAATACTCGAGGAGGAGGAATACGTTGCTACCTCGGAATTTGAGGGTGATGAACAATGCTTTTATCGGGTGCTGGACTTAGACGACATGGGCAACTACAGGCAACGTAAGTTTATCGAAAAGGATAAATACTTTATCCAAGTCGGTGACGATATTTATCCGCAAATGAACGGCAAATCATTAAAGGAAATACCATTTTATTTCTTAGGTGACGCGGACGAATTACCCTTGCTGATCGACCTAGTTGATTTGAATATCTCGCACTACATGACTACAGCAGACCTAGAGAACGGTTGTCATTATACGGGCATACCGCAACCTTGGCTGGCTGGTGTTCAGTTGCCAGATGGCGTGACTCTTTCGGTGGGTGGTGTTAATGCGTGGGTATTTCCAGACCCAGCAGCAAAGGCGCAATATCTTGAGTTTAGCGGTCAAGGCTTAAGCGCATTAGAAAAGCGGCTGGAGTTGAAAGAGAAACAAATGGCAGCGTTAGGCGCAAAGATGCTGAGTGATTCAGTCACAGCAGAAACGGCAACAGGGGCAAGCCTACGCAGTACGGGCGAGTTTAGCGTATTGGCACAACTATCTGACAGAGTGGGAAAGGTGTTATCAAGGGCTTGTTCATTTATGCACCAATGGGCAGGGCTTCAAGCAGTAGACATTAAATTGAACACGGATTATCTACCCGCGAAAATGACACCGCAAGAACTGCAAGCCCTCGTTGCAGCATGGCAAGCAGGAGGCATATCTTCAATGACGCTATTCAATAACCTACAACAGGGCGAGTTGATAGCCGCAGAAGTGACGTTTGAGGAAGAACAAGCACAGATAGCCGAACAAGCGCCTGTATTAGTTGCTCCGGTTGTACCAAGTGCCGCTCAATAAGGTTCTTTTTGATTCAACGGTTGAGCTTCATCTCGATATGGAGCGTGTAGCGATACAGTCACGGGCTATTATCGTCAAGCTATTAGAGAATCTTGAGAAAGAACTCATTGCAAAAGTAGCCAATGGCGTAACCGATTGGAGCAAGGCGCGGATTGATAAGCAGCTCAAGGAAGCCAGTACCGTCATCAAGCAATATTATGATGAAGCGGCAGGCATAGCCAAAGACACGACAACCAGCGTGGCGCAAGTATCAGCAAATGCAACCACTGACTCGTTATTAATGGCGGTAGGCAATCAAGTTGCAATGGCGGCTATACCGACTGCCTCATACCTTGAAACATTAGCGGGTAACACGATCATTCAAGGCGCTGTGCAATCTGCGTGGTGGAGTCGTCAATCAGAGGATACGGCTTTTAAATTCCAGTCGGCTGTGCGTCAAGGTTTGGTCGGTGCTGAAACTACACCACAAATCGTTAAGCGTGTGCGGGGTGTGCTGGACATATCCAAGCGCAATGCGGAAACGCTGGTGCATACTTCGGTTCAGTCGGTAGCCAATACGACACGAGAAAAGATATTTGAAGATAACAATGACGTTATGTCAGGCAAGGAATGGTCGGCAGCATTAGATCGTAGAACATGCCCAACATGTGGAGCATTAGACGGTAAGCGCTGGACGACTGACAGCAAGCCAATCAATCATAGTATGGTTTACCAGATACCGCCCAAGCATTTTAAATGCCGATGCTCGATGATTCCGGTGCTGAAAACTTGGCGTGAGCTAGGTATCAACATGGATGAGTTATCTGATAACACCAGGGCATCAATGGATGGTCAAGTTACCGACAAGACATTTGCAGATTGGCTAAACCGCAAGACGGAAACAGATCCCACGTTTGCTGATCGTACTCTTGGTAAGGGTAGGGCTGAGTTATGGCGTAATGGCAAGATAACAATGGATCAGATGATTAGCGGGGGAAATCCTTTATCATTAAATGATTTGAAAGCAAAGTATGGTGCGCCTGCGAAGAATATCAATACCTTGCCAATAACATATCACGGAAAAGTATCTAAAAACTTCAAATCTGAGGTAAATAGCGCTATAAATGGAATGCCTGATAATGTATTAATTGCGCTAAATAATGGCGGCTCTAAAATAACCGCATGCCTTAGGATTACTGACGCATATCCTGAGCTAAAGGGAGTTAGGCCGAGAGGATGGCCTGATGGAAGTACGTGGGATGATTGCGAGGGTTTTGCTCGAGGGAGGGATGTCACTGTATCACAAACAAAACGCATATCTACTGGGGAATTTATTGATTCAAGTAGGATTGGCGGTGTTATTAGACATGAAGCAGGACATGCGCTTGATGCAGTATTAAATGATATTTCATCGTCATCAGATTATTTAGTGGAGTATAATAAAGATATAGCGCTGTTGAAACTGACTAAGGATTATGACTTGCATACTTATTTAACTCAGGAAGGGGCAGCAGGACGACAAGAAACATTTGCGGAGATATTTGCAGAGCTATGTGGCGGGCATTCTGGAGGAGAAGCACCAGCAGCCGCATTTCCAAATACAACTAAGATTATTAAAAAAATCATATTAGGGGTTTAGTTTGATGGCTAAATTATTTATAGATGGAAAGTTAGAGCATGGAAAGACCATAACCGTCAGGTTTAGAATGGAAGGTGATGGTATTATTGGCGATGGCTGGGCAAATATTGAACCTGACAGTTCGTACTTAAGCAAAACTTATGAAGAAATTTACAGTGAATTAAAAGACAAAGGGTATGCCGATGTTAGAGAGGCTCCATAATGACAACCATTACTTTTGATACCTTAGACTTAGTCGACAAGCTCAAAAACGCAGGCATACCACAAGAGCAGGCCGAAGCTGTTGTGCGTGTTATTGCCGACGCTCAAAATAAATTAGTTACCAAAGATGATTTAGAAATCGCACTATCACCACTTAAAACCGACCTAGCCGTTCTAAAGTGGATGATCGGCATATTGATTGCCGGTGTCATGTCTCTAGTATTAAAAACATTCTTCGCCTAAAACCCACGAACACCCACACCCAAAGCCAGCTTAACCGCTGGTTTTTTTATGCCTATATATATCTAATAAAGTGATATTAAAATAGAATATATTGCAATAATTGAATATATGGTATAATGAAGCCAAATCGTTAGGCGATTCACGGGCTAGGCCTTTCACATTCCAACATATCCCAAGGGGAAACAATGGAAATTACACCAGAGATTCAAGCGGCTATTGATGCAGCAGTTGAGGCAGCAACAGGTGGTTTAAAGACGAAGAACCAAGAACTTCTTGATAAAAACAAGAAGCTTATGAAGGGTCAAGAGATTGATCCGCAAACGGTAGTCGATCTTGAAGCACAAGTTGATAAATTACAGGCTGAGTTAGTTACAAGTCAGAGGTCGGCAAAAGAAACAGGTAAAAGCCTGGAGACTTTGCAGACACAGTTAAAAGCTGAAACTGGGTTCACTCAGAAACTTTTAATCGACAACGGCTTAACAGATGAACTGGTTAAAAATGGCGTAGCACCACAGTTTCTGGCAGCTACAAAAGCCATGTTTGCAGGACAAGCACAGATCGTAGCGGAGGGTGATACACGGACAGCCAAAATAGGCGACAAGTCAGTATCAGACTTTGTGAAAGAGTGGGCAGCCTCGGACGATGGCAAACATTTTGTAAAAGCGCCAGAGAATAGTGGCGGTGGGTCGCAAGGTAGCGGCAACGGAACAACGAATCAAATACCGTTAACCTCAACGCAAAAGATAGCAGCGGGGTTGGCTAAACAAACTTAAAACTTAGTAGGAATAACGATGGCAACTCAAACACTCGCAGAAGCAGCAAAGTTAATCAACAATCAAATCGTTCAAGGCGTAGCTGAGGACATTATCACCACTAACCCTATGTGGTCTGCAATGCCTTGGACAGGTTACGAGGGTCAAGCTATCCTTGTTAATCGTGAAAACGCATTAGGTGACGCTCAACATTTAGCCGTTGGTAGTGCTATCACAGCAAAAGCCGCTGCAACATTTACGCAAATCACTTTCAGCGCAACAACTACAATCGGTGATGCTGAGATCAATGGTTTGGTTTCTGCTCAATCTTCGGGTGCGGGTGTTGACCAGTTAGCTATTGAAATTTCATCTAAAGCTAAATCAGTGGGTCGTTTATTGCAAACTGGTATTGCTTCAGGCACAGGCGTATCGCCACAACTTAACTCATTGCACACTTTATGCGATGCGGCTCA